CCTATGAGCTCGAACAGGGCCGCAGCGAAAGATGGACGCAGCTCAACGTCTCTCCGGAGATCGAGGTCTTTAAAGAAGAAGGATTCCGAATGTCACCAGTTTTAGCCTCATGGCGGCACTAACCTTCCTACCTTTTACTTTCCCACTTTTCCACCTCAATGAGTCACCGCAATCCCATCCGCCAGTACGCCAAGATCCCACCGGTACCGCTTCCCCTGGTCGAGGCACAACTCAAGAGCGAGCACCGGATCAAGGTGATCCGAGAGCGTGCCGGTTTTGAGGATCTCCGCCGCCTCGCCCTCCACCCCCAGCGCACCAATCTTCAGCCTAATAGCCTTCAGTCTAAATCGCTACCTCAATGACCCCTTTTGAAGAAAAAGTAATCGATCTGCACCGTGCGCTCTATGAGGCGCTTGGATTGCCAAAGATCCGTCCCTCCATCTCAGATCAGCGACTCTGGCATGATTTTCTCAGGGAGATGGAGCCACTGGCAGAGACCGATCACGGCCCCTTCACCGAGGCCGACATCGGTCCGGTGATCCGTCACATGCAGTGGGAGAAACGGGAGGGAAAGAGCGGCTGGTCCCTGCGGCCTTTCAATATACTGAGCCAGCCCGAGGTCTTCCGGGATCTCGTCCTGATCACGAGGCAGAAGAGGCAACCGAAAAAGCTGAAAGCTGAAAGTGTGAAAGCTGAGTCAGAGATCAGAAGTCAGAAGCCAGTCGAGGATCCCATGACCGAAGAGGAGTTCAATGCCTCCATCGCCAGAATGAGAGCCGGACTCCGAGGAGGTGCGGCATGAGTGCTTTTGAGGGAATGAAATGGAAGGCCATCATTAACGGGAAGCGTGCTGCTAATGGCGCTCAATACTCGGCAACCCATTCGGGCGATGTTCCAGAATGTGCAGACGGTCTTTCTATTTACGACATTCTGAGGGAACTTGCCTGCCATCTAGAAGAGGCCAATGCCGAGATGGAATTTCCAGACAGCATGAGGATCACCCTAATTCCTCCTCTTTGCGCCTCTGCGTCTTTGCGCGAGAACTCCGCCCTATAACTCACCCTTGAGCTTTCGCTCCCCACACTTTCCTACCTCCTCCATGGACTTCCTCACCGATCCCACGCCTCACGCTGAAGCGATCGACTTCATCAACTCCAAGACCCCTGTCGCGGCGGAGGTCTTTAAGTCGATGCTGCCCGAGCTGCGTGCGCGTGCGATCACGGTCAGTGGCATCACGAGCTTCGACGTGCTGCAACGAGTCCGAGAGGAGATCGCGACTGTTCATGCCGGGGCAAACTGGGACGAGGCTAAGAAGAAGCTGGTCGAGGAGATTCATCCCTTCCTGGCAGATCCGGAGGATCCGGAGAATACCGCCGCCGCAGAGCGTCGTGCCGAGACGTTGCTCAGGACTCACGGCTTCCAGGCATCGCAGGCCGCTTCCTTCCGATCGATCAATGAACAGAAGGCCGTCTTCCCCTATGTCGAGTATCACAGCATGGACGATGACCGGGTGAGAGCGACACACATGGCGCTCGACGGGCTGGTCTTTCCGTTTGACTCGGCCTTCGTTCATACCCACTGGTGCCCCTGGGACTTCGGCTGCCGCTGCCACTGGGTGCCGATCTCGGCAGATGATGCGCAGGATATCCGCAAGGGGGACGCGAAGCTTCCGCCAGATCAGCGCACGCTGATCGAGGGGCAGTCCCTGGATCACATCGAAACCAGCGGACACCTGGTGCGCGGAGTCAATCAGATCACCGATGTCCGCACCCCAGTCGAGAAGGATGGCCCGACAGCCTATTCCTTTAATCCCCAAGATCTCCACATCCCGATCGAGAAACTCCAGGGCCGCTACGATAGCCAGACCTGGAATCAGTTTGAACAATGGTCCAGGAAGACCCCCGTCCACGATGGGGGCATGACCGTCTGGGACTGGATGGGGGGAAAGAAGCTGCCGGTGGCGGATCCCGTAGATCCGAAAGTCGCAGGGCCGGGTCCCATCAAGTCCGTCACGGATCTCCTGGGAGAATTTCAAACAGTGCTCGCATCCACTCCAGATCCAATCGAAAAGAGGAACAAATTTCACGAGTTGCTCTCACTTCCTGCGCAGGAGCAGAGTGTGGTTCATCACACCGCACGCACCGAGAAAGTTAAAATTGATGAAGGCTTTGCCTTTGTGCGGAGCATCACATCAAAGGCCGTACTCTCCGGCCCGGATGTGAAAATTCTGAAAACCAGGACTCGTGCCATTGCTGATCGTTTCGGCGGCTTTATCAACGGGAAATTCATGCCTACTTGGACGGTGGCTCATGAGCTGGGACACATTATCGAAGGTCGCCTTGCCGAGATCCTGAAAAAGAGCGCCGCCTTCCTGGAGAGCCGCACAGTTGGAGAAGTTCCCGTGTGGCTTGGTCAGGGATATCGCCACGGTGAAAAGGCCCTGAGAGATGAATGGGTGAAGAAAGGCGGAAAGGCCTACTCGGGAAAAGTCTATAAGCTCTCCTCTGGTGATTACTATGCAACTGAGATTCTTTCCATGGGGATTCAACGGCTCTATACTGACCCTGCGGGATTCTTTGAAAACGATCCGGAATACTTCACTTATGTGGTCAACACCTTGAGAGGATTATGAGCGCAACAGTCGAAATCAACGGTATCAGGGCAATCATCACCGGAGGAGAGTGGGAGTGCCGGGACAAGAAGATCCTGCAAAAACTCAATGACCTTTATCCTTCCTCCTGCCTGCCCGATGAAGTCAATGCCAGGGAGGCCGTGGACGCTCTGAAAGGTTCTTTGATTGCTGTGGGTCCCGATACCGAAGATGAAGAGAATGAGGATGGAACGTTGGTCATTCATTAACTTTCATGTCCGTCACCATTCAAATCGATGAGATCAGTCCGAAGCTCGATCACCTGATCCGGCAGGCGAAGGACACCCGTCCGATCCTGCGTGCCATGGGGACGGAGTTCCTGTCGATCACGCAGCGAGCCTTTGACAATCCCTCTCTCCGCATTGCCGAGTGGGTGGCTCGTAAGAATACGAAGTTCGCCCCTCATCCCTCGAAATCTGGCCGCCAACGTCTGGTGACGAGTGATGGTGGATCCACTCATCCGCTGCTGAAGAAATCCGGTCTGATGGTAAAGTCGTTCCGCGTCGAAGTCGGTACTAGCACCGTGACGATCGCCAGCGATCGCCCCTATGCCCGGATTCACCAGTTCGGCGGCATGACTGGCAAGGGACACAAGACCAAGATCCCCGCCCGGCCCTTCATGCCGATCACCCGTGATGGTACTATGCCGGAGTGGGCACAGACCAAGATTGTGAAAGTAGCGGAAGCGGCGGCGAAGTTGCAGTTGGGAATCTGAAGAGTTTTTTACCACAAAGGAGAATCAAAGGGGAATCCAAGGAAATATGCTTGGCTGTTCCCTTTTCAGTCCTTAGTGGTAAATCCGTCCCCACCGTGTGCATCGTGTTCACCGTTGTTAGTAGTTAGAACCTGATTTCCCCAAGGTTCACGGCGTGCCACGCGACGCCTCCCTAGTTCCCGGAGATCTCTACGCCCTTCATGTGAAGGGGGAACCGCTCATTTCCGATCCAGAGAAGCTGCCCACCCGTATGGTGGTGTTCCCCTGGGGGGACAATGAATCCACCAAGGGACTATTCCGGGTTAACGAGGTGACCCTTTCCGCCCTCCCTATCAACCAAAAGCTCACAGGGTTTGAGAGAGTCTGCATCGATTTCAACCACAACACGGTGCCGGGGACGGAGTTCTACAAAGGAGAGCCTTGCGAAGTCGCCGCCTACGCAGATGTCCTCTGCGTAGAAAATGAGGGGATTGTCTATGACAACATCGATTGGACTCCAGCCGGGCGGAAGTTCATAGGCGACGGCCACTACCGAGATCTTTCTCCAGCTCCCAAGAAGGATGCCCAGGGCAATGTCATTTTTCTCCACTCGGTCGCCGCATGCCGTCAGGGCGCGGTCACTGATCTGATTCTTCTCTCCGCAGATTACTCAACCACCAACCCACCACCAAAAACAAAACACACCATGGATCCTAAAAAACTCCTCTGCGCCATCCTCGGTCTCGATCCTGAAAAGGCGACCGACGAAGAAATCGAAGCCGCTGCCCAGAAGGCTGCGGATGATGCCAAGACTCCTGCTGAAAAAACGGAAGCCCCCACGGCTCTCACCGCCCTCGCTGCCGAGGTGAAGAATCTCCACTTGTTGATCACTGGCGATCGCAAGGCTCGCGAAGACTCCGAGCGCCAGGGAATCATCGCCCTCGCCGCTGGCGAAGGGAAAGTTGTTCCCAAGGGTGCCGAGAAGCTCGACATCGCCGATCTCAAGACGCTCTGCGCCGATCTCCCTGTCACCGTGCCGCTCGATAAGCGCACCAAGGTCGATGCTCTCGCTGCTGAGGGTAGCAACCTGGAACACAACACCGCGCGCGCCGAGATCGACCGTCAACTCGGTCTGACTGAAGAAGATCACAAAAAATTCGGAAAATAATTCATCCCCAACCAACCGTTCCAACTTTCCCAACTCCCAAACTCCAAAAACACCATGTCCGCCGCCACTACTCCCATCAATACACCGGAAGCTCCTGGTGATTTCACCTCCCCCGTGCCGCTGCTTAACGGCGTCATCGTTTATGTCGGCACCTTGCTCGCCATCACTGCGGCTGGATATGGCAAGCCTGCGGCAGATGTCGCAGGCCTCCGCGTGCTCGGCGTGGTTCAACCCAGCTCGCTGAGCAGTGTTTTTGACAACACTGCTGGCGGTGCGGGAGCCATGAGTGTCCTGACAAAACGAGGCGCCTTCATCCTGCAAAACTCCACAACTCAGCCGGTTACCCAGGCCGATCTTGGGGCCAATGTATTTGCCGAGGATGACAACACCGTTGCTCACTCGACGACGCACAGCCTCATCGCGGGGGTTTTCCTGGGCTTCTACAACGGCGACGCCACTCAGGTGATCGTCGACATCACCTCCCTCGCACCCGCCGCCTCCGCCTAATCCTCCAACTTACTCACCACTACCAAATCCTAAATCCCAAATCCTAACCAGCCATGCAAATCAATCAAACCACACTCGCCAACTTCTTCCGGAGTTTTCGTGTCCTTTTCCTCAAGGAAATGCAGGGGGCCGAGCCGGAATGGCCGAAGATCGCCATGCGGATGCCATCCAATGCTGCCGAGGAGGTTTATGCCTGGCTTGGAGCATTGCCAGGCCTGCGCAAAATGATGGGTAAAGCCATCATTCAAAATTTTTCGGCATCCGACTATCGCATCAAAAATGATGAGTATGAGTCGACGATCCCCGTCAAAGAGGCCGACATCGAGCGTGATCGGCTCGGAATCTACACGCCCTTAATGTCTAATCTGGCTGTGGCCGCAGCCGCCAGCGTGGATGCTCTGATGGCGAACACTCTGGAGGGTGGGTTTACTAATGCCGATTACACGGGCAAGAATTTCTTCGACACAAACAAGAAGCACGAGCCCAACAATTCCAAGAGTCTCACCTTCACCAATCTGATGACTGCCCCTCTCTCCGCGAACAGCTTCGCGGCGGCCAAGGCGCTGCTCAAGGGAATGAAAAACTCTCAGGGCAATGCCATGGGTCTGGGCAAAAAGCTCCTACTGGTCGTACCTCCAGCGCTGGAATCAATGGCTTTGCAAATTCTCACCGCCGAGAATATTGCGGCGACCGCAAAAAACACAGACGGCACCATCGCCGGCGTGGCCGCAGTCACAAACGTGCAGAAGGGAACGGCTGATTATCTGGTGTGGTCTCAACTCGCGGGGAGCGATACTGCATGGTTCCTCTTGGAAGTCGGACTGCCAGTCAAGGCCCTCATCTATCAGGATGAGAAGGCGATTGATCTCCTTGCCGTCACCACTCCTCAGAGCGAACACGTCGTACTCTATCACGAGTATATCTATCAGGCTTACGCTCGCTTTGGCGCAGGTTATGGCCTGCCGCAGCTCGCCATCGGCTCCACCGGAGTCGGAGCTGCCATTTAAGAGTTCACACCCTGCCTTCCCGCCACGGCGTGAGGGCAGTAGCGAACCCTTAAGATTTCGACCTTCGACCTTCGACCTTCGCTCACCCACCAAATGCCCTACGTTTCTCAATCCGATCTCACCGGGATGATCCCTGCGCCCTTCCTGGCCGCAGCTCTCGATGATGCCGAGACCGGATCTGCCAATCCCGCCGTCTGGCAACAGATCGCCCAGGACACGCAGGATGAGATCGACGGTGTGCTCGGCAAGCTTTACCCCATTCCCTTTCAGACCCCGCTTCCCGCTTTCATCACCCGGGCCGCCAAGCTGCTCGCCGCTGATCGGATCTATAAGCGTCGCGGTGCTGAGAAGAACCCCTACGAAGCCGAGGCCATAGGTATTCGCAAGGAACTCCTCTCCATCGGCGAAGGAGATTCCCGACTCACCGCCCCCGGTACCACCGTCGAAGGCCCCTCTGCCGTCTTAATCTCGGAACGATCCCGCCTTGGCGGATCCATGATCTGATGCAACCGCTCACCTCTGCCGAAATCTTGCTGAAGGTTCGCGACGATCTCGCGAAGGCTCCCTTTATTTCGAATGCCGTGACTCAGCTCCGGATTGCCCAGGACCCCGGCGATCTGCTCGATCAGCTCCTGGGCCAACCAGCATCCTTCCGTCTGGTGATCCACTGGTCCGGGGATAAGAACCAGAGCGAGCAGCCCCTCTCTGCGATCGTCGATCATACGGTGGAGATCTGGGTCGTGAAGGCCAAGATCCCTCTTCTCACTCCGGGCAATTTGCTGGTGGCTTCCCAGGGCGACCAGCCTCCTCTCCTGGCTCTCATTGATTCCGTGGTGGCCTGGGTGCGCTCCAATGCCCTGCCAGACGGCATCACGAGCCGCTATTGGCGCTATGAGGGGGCGAGCCAGCTCAATCCCCTGGATGCCCCAAACCTCCAGACCACAGCCTTCAAACTCACCTTTGCCATCACCGCCGTGAAACCCCACATCCCGATGCGCAATCTCGAAGGATGAACGCTGAAATTTGAAACCTGAATGAAAACTCTCCGATCCGCCTCAGTCCCTCAGCTTTCAACTTTCACCCTTCAGCTTTCGATTCTCTAAACCCTTCCCACTCTCCCAACTCCTAAACCCTAAAATCCCATGACCGCTCCTCTCGCCGTTCCTTTCACCGCCCCCGCCCAGCCGACCGCACCCGTCATCATTGGCGATAATACGATCGCCTGGGGAACAGGTGGCATCTACTCCGGTGGTGGCATCGCGGAGACCGCCGACATCGTCGGCAATGCCAAGGCTCAGGAGGTCGCTAACACGGTGGGCTTCACAGCCGCCGTCGTCTACTTCGATCACCAACAGGAGATCAACATTACCTGCACTGCCGAGGGATCGGCTCCTAGCTTCTCCCCGGGTGATGTCGTCTCCGTGTGCGGCGTCACGGGCTGCCATGTGGCACCAGGTGGCTTCAAGGTGATGTACGCCCAGAAGGGAGTGACGAAGTTCTCCCT